CCCGTCGCCGACAGAACGCCTGTAGGCTTGCCAACGCCGTCGCCAACGAAAAAGGCTTCTTCCTCCTTGGCACCGATGCGGCGCGCAAATTCCTTCGAGATATAGGCTTCGAGGTTGAAAACGCTGTCGTTCAGGAGCTCGTCGGAAACCTTAATCATGGTGCCGAGCTTATATGCGCCGATGGATACCTGCGCAAAAGCGTCGTCACCTTCGGGGATAGCGCCCTCCTCGTCCACCCACGCGGCGGAGCCTTTGGAGGCAACCACCGGGATTTTACGGTCGCCGGAGGAGGTCTGAATGACATGCGCCAACGTACGGAAGATGTTCTCCTCCTCCAACGCCTCAACGAGCGTGCGCTCGTATTCATCGGGGACGAGGTAGCCGCCCTCCGAATCGGTGCCGATTTGCAGCGCGTTCATGACCTCATGGGAGGGCAGCTTGCTCCGCATGGCGTTCCAGAAGGATTTGCGATATTCAGCGGAGGCCCGTCCAGTTTTTTCCTCACCACCGGCAACCGCCGAGGGCTTACTGGTCAACGGGGCACTGATGGGGCGGTTAAGCTCGGCGTCAAGGGCCTGCTGGCGTTCCAGCCGGTCAATCTCTTTGCCGAGGTTCACCACTTCGTCCTCCATTTTTTCATAGGTCGCCACATCCTCAGCGGAAAGCAACCCGTCCGAGCCGCGCCGGGAATCAAGAAATGCCTTGGCGGATTCCCACACCTTTGCGCGCTTTTCGCGCAGTTCCAATACCTTGTTCATTGATACAACCTCCTTATTTCAATAAAGAAAGCCGCTTATATAGCGGCTCTGCGGGGTGCTTGTTTTCGGTTTTTGCGGGCTTTGGCAGCTTCTGCAAAAGCTGGTTCGTTACCGCCCGGCGGCTGAACGTGTATCCCGCCGACGCTGCCGGGGGAGCAATTGTCGATTTTGACAATAGTCCGTCCGCGAAACCGAGCTCAATTGCCTTGTGGGCGGATAGCCATGATTCCGCGTCCATAAGGTGCGAGAGCTTGGCGCGGGACAGCCCTGTTTTGATTTCATACGCATTGATGATGCTCTCCTTCACTTCTCCCAGCATGTCAATGGCCTTTTGCATTTCCTCGCTGTCGCCAATAACCACGGTCAAAGGGTTATGCACCATCATGAGGGCGGTGGGGGCCATGAGCACCTCAGTTCCCGCCATAGCGATAACACTCGCCGCTGAAGCCGCAATGCCGTCAATTTTCACGGTGATATTGCCTTTGTAATCCATGAGCATACTGTAGATTTGCGAGGCTGCGACACAATCACCGCCCGGCGAGTTTATCCAGATTACAACATCGCCCTCGCCGGAAAGCAGTTCATCCTTAAACGCCTTGGGCGTTATGTCGTCGTCGAACCAGCTTTCCTCGGCAATCACGCCGTCAAGATAAAGGGTGCGGCTCTCGTCGGAGTTCCGCACCCAATTCCAGAACCTATTCACTTGTGTTTTCCCTCCTATTCTGCGTTTTGCGCAAAAGCCCCCGCATCCTCCAAACGGAGCATATTGCCATTGATAAGATAGGCGTCGCCGCCCTGTTCGGCTGGAATCCGGTCGAGGTTTTCAAGTTCTCTAATGTCGTTGGCGGACATCCAGCCATTTTGCCGCCCGATGGCATACCCGTTCATGCGGCTTTGATAATCGCCCCGGAGAAGGCCGTCAAGATTGAATTTGATGAAGAACCGGGGCTTTTCGCTATCCAGCAGCAAGCGCCGGGCCATACTTTGCTCCCAGCGGCACACCCACGGGTCAAGGGTATACTTCACAAATTCAAGGCTCTGCTGCTCAATATTGCTAAAGCTGCTCTTTTCGAGGTCGCCCACCATATGGGGAGGAATCCTAAAAATACGGGCAATCTCGTTAATCTGGAATTTCCGAGTTTCGAGGAATTGCGCCTGCTCCGGCGAAATGCCGATTTGCTGGTATTTCATGCCTTCCTCTAAAACCGCGACACGGTGGGCGTTGGCGCTGCCTCGGTACATGTCGTTCCAGCTTTCCTTGACTTTCTGCGGGTCTTTGATAATACCGGGATGTTGGAGGACGCCGCCCGGCGCTGCGCCGTTTGCAAAGAATTTAGCACCGTATTCCTCGGTGGCGATTGCCATACCGATGGCGTTCTTTGCCATGGCGATGGGGCTATAGCCGACAAGACCGTCAAAGCCGAGGCCGGGAATGTGCAATACATCCGATGGGGACAGAGGAACAACGCTTTCATTTGAGAGCGGCGCGTCCTCCGAGGTGCGCATATACTGATAAACAAGTTGGCCCCGGCTATCCCGGTCGACCGCCATCTTGTTAGGCATGAGGGGATAGAGGCCCACAACCTCGCCTTTTCCGTTGCGTATGATTTGCGCATAGGCATTGCCCCATAGGAGCAAATGGCCCATGAGTGTCTCGCGCAGTGAAAAAGAAGTCATTTCCGGGTTGGGCTCGTCATGTAGAATCCGGTACAGCGGGTGATCGAGGGCTTTTTCTTTTCCCCCTTCATCGGTATAGCGGTACACATGCAGAGGAAGGCCCGCCACCGCCTCGGATAGAATCCGAACACAGGAATATACCGCCGTCATTTGCATGGCGGAGTGTTCGTTGACGTTTTTGCCTGCCGTAGTGCCACCAAAGAAAAAGCTGTACCGGCTGCCGTTTAGCGCGTTTTGCACATTTAGGCCGTCTGCCGGTTTATCGCGCACCTTGAAAAGACGACTGAAAACACTCATAAAATCAATAACCCCCTTCCGTCATAGACCGACTGGCCCGTATTATTGGAGCCGCCGCGCAGCGCGCGGTCGAGCGCCATAATGGTGGCGACAGCGCCGTCTATTTTTTCTGTGCTCCGCTCCTTATCCGGCTTGATGTTCCCGGCAGGGTCGGTACGAATTGCCACATTGTCCATCATCCAGCGGAGGACGGGATTTCCGCCGTGCGCGATTTTCCCGTCCAAGGTCAAGCGCATAAGCTCCTTAGATGGCGGGCTCATATCTTTGAAGCCCTGCCCGAAGGGGACGATAACAAAGCCCAGCCCTTCGAGGTTCTGAACCATTTGCGTCGCGCCCCAGCGGTCATAAGCGATTTCACGGATGTTGTACAGCGTGCCGAGCTCCTCAATGAAAGCCTCGATAAAGCCGTAATGCACCACATTGCCCTCGGTGGTCTGGATATGCCCCTGCTGCCCCCACACGTCATAGGGAACATGGTCGCGCCGCACGCGCAGGTCGAGGGTTTCCTCCGGGAGCCAGAAATATGGCAGAATGATATACTTGTCGTCCTCGTTCTCCGGGGGAAAAACCAGCACAAAGGCGGTAATATCCGTTGTGGAGGCGAGGTCGAGCCCGCCATAGCAAACGCGGCCCCGGAGGGCATCCGGGTCAACGGTAAAAGCACATTTATCCCACTTTTCCATGGGCATCCACCGGACGGCCTGCTTAACCCATTGGCATAACCGAAGCTGGCGGAACAGGTTTTCTTCCGCTGGATTTTGTTTAGCACTCTCACAAGCCGCGAGTAATTTCTCCTCCTGCACCGTAATGCCAAGGGAGGGGTTAGCTTTGCGCCAGACCTTGGGGTTAGTCCAGTCCTCGTCCTCTTTGGCGCTGTAAATGACCGGATAGAAGGTCGGGTCGATTTTCCGGCCCTCCAATATATCCGTGGCCTTGCTATGCACCTCGTAGCAGATAGAATTGGTATCATTGCCCGCCGTGGTAATAAGGAAATATAGCGGCTGCTTGCGCGCGTCGCCTGAGCCGTGGGTCATTACGTCATAGAGCGCCCGCGACGGCTGCGCATGGAGCTCGTCAAAAACCACCGCATGAACATTGAGGCCGTGTTTGGTGTACGCCTCGGCGCTCAAAACTTGGTAGAAACTGTTGAGCGGCTTATATATGAGGCGCTTTTGCGACATGATTGGCTTTATCCGGGAACGGAGCGCCGGGCATTGCTCCACCATACCGCAGGCCACATCAAAAACAATGGACGCCTGCTGTCGGTCGGAGGCGCAGCCGTAAATCTCACCGCCATATTCGCCGTCGCCGCAGGTGAGCAGCAAAGCGATTGCAGCCGCAAGCTCGCTTTTTCCCTGTTTCTTCGCAATCTCTACAAAAGCGGTGTTAAATTGCCGGTAGCCGTCCGGCTTGACAACTCCGAATAAGTCCCGGACAATCTGCTCTTGCCAATCTATCAGTTCAAAGGGCTGGCCGTACCATTCGCCCTTGGTGTGTTTCAAACAATGAATAAAGGCAACCGCTATATCTGCCAGTTCCTTGTTGTAGCTGGAACCCGCCGCCATAAAACGCGAAGGCTTGTATTTCTTCAATTTTCGTATGACAGGCCGCCTCCTTTCCTGAAAAACTGGCAGCAAAAAAGGAACCTCCCGCGCGGGAAGTTCCTTAAAATTATTTTTTAATTATTCTGGCAGCCGCCTTACTCGTCGGCCTCATACAGCACCTTTTTGCCGTACATAATTCTGATAATGTGCTCTGGCCTATAATCCGCATTTCTGCCAAATATCCGCTCAAACTCCCGGCGGTCTGCCGCCACAATGTGCCAAGAGTGATAGTAGCTATCACAATCCCGGCGCAAATCGCTGGCCTCGGTTTTGAATGAAAACTCCGTACCATCCTTGCAAATGGTGACATTGACCGTCTTTGCACCGGATGCGCCGACCGCAGCCATGATTTTCTTGACGCGGTGTACCGGGTTTTTCGTATTTTCCAATAAGGCCCGGTATTCCGACAGGATGGTATCATTCTCCAAAAAATCAGAGAGCATATTCTCTTGATTTTCCGCCATGTATGCGGATGCGTCCTTTTCCACATAGCCGTCCGGGTCGGAGATATACGAAAGCAAGGATTCCTCCGTCCAACTATCCGGCGAATACCTGCACTGGAACGCGGGCTCCTCAACCTCAATATTGTCGAGATATGTCGAG